CATCCACGCTTTCATTGTAAATGTTAATGTCCAAACGAGTGTTCTTAATTCTTCAGACGGTCCAGTAGAATTAACATCATAGTTAATAGACTCTAGAATAATTGGCACATCTGTTTTAAGTGTTGGCAAACCAACAAGATCCATCTTTACTGTGTAGTCTGGTTTAAAGTATGGTAAAATTTGTTCAATGATTTGAGTTCCATCTTCTGTATTTCGCACATATATGTACAACGTAAATGTAAAATTATATGGTGTGATTTGTACTGTGCGAATTGTATTACCATCGTCGCCAGGAGCAAACTGCAAATTGTATGGACTTTGTTTTCGAATTGGGTCATAGTCAATTGATGTCAAATCAAAAGACATTCTAGGTAGATTGAGTTGTGTTTCTTTTGCAAGGGTAGGGTCTTGTGCTAGACGAGCATAAAATTTTTCTTTAGAAGCATAAGAAAGCGGAACGACGATTCTTTCAATCTCCACTGTTCCAGCTTTATTATATTTTCTCAACTGTATGTTATTGAATAGAGTTCCGAACCCAACAACAAGTTTGCGAATAATTCTGTGATAGAAGTGTATGTTTGATAGCATTAGACTTCACCGAATGGATTTGTCTCAGAGAAGTCAAGAATATTATCTGCTTCTGTTTCAATGCGAACATTGTCATCATATGTGTTGCTAGAATCTTCTTGAATGTCACCACTAGTGACCGTCCACTGCGCTCCAGAACTTGCACCTTTTGCAATTGTGCCAGCAGCAAACTCACCTTTAATATTTCTAATTTTAAGCAATCGTGTAGGTTTGTCCCAAGAGACAACATATCCTCTTGCTGTTGCTGCGGCAACAGATGCACCTTGATAGACAACTTCATTTAAATCAAATGTTCCGCTGCCACCTGCAGTCATTGTAAACTCAATATTGTATGCATTGTTATCTGCAATGATATCAATTTCTGCAAATCCTGTGTCAAAGTATTCGCCACTATACTTAAATGTCTCAATGTTTAGTCCAAACATGTATGGCGCAATTTTACCTGCTTGGAAGAAATTCTTTTCTTCTTCAACACGTCTAATTTCTAGAAGTTTATTTTGAACTGGAAGAAAAATTAAATCTCCTTCCTTTGGAGTGTTGCGTAGTGCCGTTGGAATATATCTTTCAAATGTTCTTCGCGCAACTGCAATGCGTGCTGACTTTTGAATCTCAAGACCAAACTTTGAGAAAAACTCTTGATTGCCTTCGAAGTCTTGAAATGACTCAAGGTACATTTCCATTTTATATGCACTAGTGTATGACTTAACTGGATCATCACCAAATAATTCATCAAAAGATGATCTAGAATCTCTTGGAAGATAAAACACATCGATGCCATGATTTCGAATTGATTCGATAACCATATCCTCAATGAGGATTTGTTCACGAGATGCGTTTTGATTATTGAAATAGACTGAAGTGCCCATTTATCACCCCACTAACATTTGTGGTGGCAATTCGTATTCTTCTCTAAGTTTTGTGTGCAATAATTCAACTTCAGCGACAGCATCATTATAGATCTTCTCACCATTGACGACCAAACCACCTGGAAGAGTATAGTTTGTATATTTTGATAGATTATTACCCCACTGCATCTTAAACAATGCAGTTGTGTATGTTTTTAGGAATGAGTCATTGAAAACTTTTGAGTAAGTATCTGGATCGACAATTCTTGATGCTTGGAAAACAATATAGTCTCCTGCACTTACGCGACCTGTCCAATCCATAAAGATCTTGACCTGATTTACTTTCTTATTGTAAGAGAATGGCACTTCACCAGTTACAATGAGGTCAAGCATCGAAAGATGTTCACGAGCAATCACATAGTAAGTGTATGAACTTGACAATAGATTATAGAAATCATTTAAGCGAATTTGATAGTTAATATCAAAAATGTTGAATCCTTGTGAGTTTGTTGAACTTAAAGATCCTGCACTCACAGGAAGGACTCGAGTGATTCCGTTAATGTTATCTGAGAGAGTGACGTAGGTGTTTGAGATATCGCCTGCAGTCACTTGATGTGCAAGATAAATTTCTTCTGTGCCATCATAGTGATAGTCTTTGAACTTTTGCAATGCATCATCGATTCGATCTTCAAGCTGATCATCATCGACGTTAATGTCGATAACTGGAAAACCAAGTTTTCGAAGGCAATAATCTTTAAGTTCGGATCGAGATGCTGGTGATGCCATTTAGTTAAATCTCCTGGACGTCTTATTATTTAGTTATGTCCAATGCTTGCCTTCAAACCATGCTACAAGACTATATCGAGTCCCTTTTGTCACTGGTGTTACTTGATGACGAAACATCGAAGGCATGTATAAAATTGTTCCTTGCGCTCTTACATCTTCTACTGGTGGTTTCGCGCAACCTTCTACAATTTCGAAATTCCCACCTTCATACGTGTTTGGATCGCTCAATTGTACAACAGCCGACATCTTTCTATGATAAACAGGATCTGCTGTCCAAAACACATCGTGGTGTTCCTTATATTCACCTTTATAGGTGTCTTTATACTCAGTAAATTGTACGAAATTCAATCTAGTAATGTTAAAGTGGAAGAAATCATCATTTGCCAGCAGTCCTGTTTTCCACAAAAAATCAAAGATGTAATCATAACGCCCATTATGCTCGCCTTTATTGATGAATCTCACAATACTTCTTCGATAAGATTCATCAACGCCAATTTGTGACTCTGTGCCTTGACCGATTGCACCTTTTTGTTCTTGGATTTGAAGAGCATCATTGATTAAATTTTGACAAAATTGTGGACTTAGATATGATTTAAAATAACACCACTCACCCTTCATAAAAACCTCACTTGTTAGTTACAACTGCCTGTTTCATTAACAGACTTCTTAGATAATTAATTTGCTCTTTCTGTTTTTTCAAAGACTCAATTAATAGAGGAATAACTCTCTCGTATTTAACAGTCAGATATCGCTCACCTGAGACACTATTATCGTTTTCATCTGCGTCAAATGGAGCAATATGAATTGCTTCTGGCAAGACTTTTTCTAAATCTTGAGCAATTAATCCAACTTTTCTCTCAGTACTATTATATCCGTATTTGCGCGCAAGATCATTCTCATGATAATATACGCCACTTAATTGTTTAATTTTGTTTAGAGGATCTTCCACTAATCCAATAATTTCTTTAAGTCGAGCATCTGAATAATTTTGCGTATAGGTGCTCATCATTCGAATTTGACCTTGAACACCAGATGGTGAGATTTGAACACCACCATTAAATGTAAGATGAAATCTGCCACCAATTCTATTAACACTACCTTGCCCAATGCCTTGTCTTCCTAGAGGACCTGAGTTTCCTGGTGGTCCAGGGGGTCCAGGGGGTCCAGGGGATCCAGTTGGACCTGTTGCACCTGTAGGTGATGGTCCTGGGAATCCTGCGATTGCAGGTGGTCCTTGAAATCCCGCTGGACCTTGTGGACCTGGTGGACCATTGGGACCAGGTGAACCTGGTGGACCAGTGGGTCCAGGATTTCCTGTAGCACCAGTTGGTCCTGTTGCACCTACTCCACCTTGTGGACCTTGGTTTCCTCTTGCACCTTGTGGTCCAGGTGCACCTGTTGGACCTGTGGTCCCTCCACCGCCTTGATTTCCTTGGAACCCTGCAGGACCTTGATTGCCTGTGTTTCCTTGAGGACCAGGATTATTTTGATTTCCTTGGAATCCTGTAGGTCCAACATTTCCCGCTGATCCTTGTGGACCCTGATTTCCTTGTGGACCTTGCGGACCATATCTTGCAAGAGGACTTTCTTTTACGACTAATTCATTGATTGGTGGTTCAGTACCATCACAAAGATCGACACGAGGATATGCAAACTGCAATCGTGTTGTGCTATCTGCGCAATAGTAATGATATGTTCTATGTAATGCTCTTGCTGCAGATGCAGAAACCCACTGAACATCTGCGCCAATATTACAGAAGTTTAATCCAAGTTGAATTGTTGTGCCACCAGCAACAGTGTAGATTCCCGATTCTGGATGTGCGCCATTTTCTGTAGATCCAAATGGAAAAACGTGACCAACAACAAGATACCAAACGTTTTGTGTAAATTTACTTGTGCCAGAACATTCCCAATATGGATTCGTTTCAGTCGCACCATTATCATTTCTTTTAACACCAATATTACTATCACCAGAATCTAAACCATAAACACCAAGATAAAAAGTTCCACCTGAAGTTGAGGATGTGCGCCTCACCCAAACAGAGAAACGATATCTTTTTGTGCGATCTATGGCAAACGATGATGTGTTCCAGCCACCATCATCTGCAGCAGTTCCATTTGGTCTAGTTTCCCAAACAACTGCAGAATTTCCAAACGGATCTGTGGCATTTACTCGTTCGTTTTCGTCCGTTGAACCATTTTGATTAAATCCTGGAGAGCTGCCAGATCCTGTCGTCCATCCTGAATATGAGATAACTGATGCAGTTGCAGCTGGTCCTTGAATGCCTTGTGGTCCAGTGTTTCCTGTTGCACCGACTCCACCTTGGTTTCCTTGAGCGCCTTGTGGACCCTGTGGACCAGTGTTTCCTTGAAACCCTGCTGCACCTTGATTTCCTGCAGCACCTTGTGGACCTGGAGAACCAATTGTTCCA